TCAATTGCCGCAAGCTGTGCCGCCGTGACGGACGAGCCGAGAGATTTTCCCCTGAAGATGTTGCGGTGCATTTCGGAAGGCATAGCCGAATCGAAAAGTCTGAAAAACACTGCCGGAGTAAGTGTATCCTGCTTTCCGTTCAGCGCTGCGGTTATTGCCTTGTTCTGCACAGGATTTTCGGACGAGGATGAAAGTGTGCTGTCTATCGTCAGTGTGTCCTGCTTTCCGTTCAGCGCTGCGGTTATCACCTTGTTCTGCACGGGATTTTCGGAAGTCAGAGATAACTCGGAATCGACCTCTATCTGCGCTCCGCCGCCTCCGCTCCCGACTTTTATTTTTATATCGCTCATATTTTCCTCCCTACATTATTTCAAATTCAGCGGTATTATCCCCGCCAAGCCATGTGTCGGCAGAGGTTCCGTCCTCTTTCAGAAGCCTTACCGCGTAGATGTATTTTCCTCTGCGGATACTTGTTTCCGCCTTGTTGAATGAAATAAACACGGTGCCGTCGGCGTGCTGCGCTGAGCGCGCGGCAGTCTTTGTAAAGACTGCCTCCGCCCCCTTGACGTGATACACCGAAAGCTCCGCGTACTGTCCCGAGGTAAAGATATACGGAGATTCCTCACCCTCGTCTTCCGTCACAAAGGTGAAAGGGATCGTCGCCGTATCTCCCCGCGGTATTCTGATATTTTTCCCGTCGGTTATAAACATTTCAGCCTCCTGTTATCATTGAGATGAGCGCCGTGCCGATGCCGCCCGCAGCCGCTCCGACAAGCGCCGCCACCATATTTTCCCAGTGCTTTGCGGGGCGTTCGTCAAGCTCCGTTACCTTTTTGTCGATACGGTTCATATCGGTTCTCATCTGTTTAAGCTCTATAACTACTTCCTTTATGGACATAACGATCTCGTCGATCTTGTCCACCCTTGCCTCTATCGACTGCTGACCCTGTTCGAGCACGGTAATGCGCTCCCGCAGCCTGATGTCGTTTTCCTCCACGTTGCTCACCTCACTTTATCAGCACCTCGCAGTGTGTTTCGTCCAGCCGTTTCATACAGCGAATTTTTGTTTCCCTGTACGTCGGCACGCCTGTTCCCTGCCGCGCTTCGACATATCCTCCCGGCTGACATTTGCCGTTGTCGCATATAACGAGCTGTCCGAGCAGTCCCACAGCCGCCCATTCGGGACGCTGTGAAGCGCCGAAAATGTCCTGCTTGTACTTGCCGCGCCAGTGCTCGTCATACGCGTTACCGATAACGGACGGGCACGCAGATACAACGCCGAGGATATCATCACGCTGCGCGGGTGCGATCTTTCCGCCTACGAGCTGTACCAACATTCCGCGCCTGTCCTCATTGCCGGGATTGCCGTCCGCCCACTCGAAATACTCCGCGTAGTCCGCAGCGGGTGAGCTGTAGCCGCCTGCGGCATACGTCGCGCCGTTCTGTGCAACATAGAACGACAACGCGGGACTTCCCGACGAGCCGTTTCCTACCGCAATGCGGTACTGCGTATTTTCGCCCCACGTCCCGCACATTATGCTGTCTCCGGCTCTGTTTATGTTATTTTCACCGCAGGTAACGGCAGCGCCGCCTGTGACGGTGTTGGTCAATCCCCCGACAATGCCGCCGTTGTTCGATACCGTGTTGCTTTTTCCCGAAACAAGATTCCATGAGCCGCCGACATTGTTGCTCTGCCCGAATATCGCGCAGTAAACAGCATACGGATATGTTGTTTCGGTGGTTGTCAGCGTGTTTCCGCTGCCGCCGACTGCGTTATTGTTACCGCCGGTCATTGTGTTTCCGTTGCCTGCCACGATCGCGGAAGCCGACGCGCCGCTTGCGGTATTGTTGTTTCCCGAAACGTGGCACTTGTTGCAGTTTGTCACGGTATTGTTGCCGCCCTCGACGTGACAGCTCATTCCCCCGACGGAGTTGTTTTCACCCTCAACGTGCAGATCATACCCGTTCGCGGTGTTATTTCTTCCCTCAACGTGGTTGAACTGCCCTGTTGACGCGTTGTTCTCATAGTCGTTGAACCGCTCGGAGTTCTTTTCGTCGTTGGTGAATTCACCCACGCCGGAGGAGCCATCGTTCTGCACTCCGTCCATACGCTTGGAAGACTGCTTTCTCACCCCCGCCGACACATAAGAGCTTCCCTGTCCGACAAGCGAGCCGCAGCATTCCGCCGCAAGACACTCGATATCCTGACAGCCGCGATACCGCCATTCAATGCCCGTTATAACGCCGATTATCCCGCTTCTCTGGTCAACGTCCCCGCCTCGGAATGCTGCGGCATCGCCGGTATCCAGCGCCGGATCGCCGAAGATCACGGCGTTTACTCCGCGCTGCTTGAACGCGTCGATATAGGCGAGCCACGCGGTATTTGCCGCATTGCACTGCGCGGCGGTCTTTCCCGCCAGCAGAGGATTTTTCTCTAGCACATACGACGCGGGAGAAGCCTGATCGTCGGGCGAAATATACGACGAAGTGTAATTTGCCACATCGTCTCCCGCGTACGCGGCAAGATATTTTATATACGCCCTCGTATCGGTGACCGTGATGCTTCTGCGCTCGTCCTCCCTTATGATCCTGTCGGTGATAATTACCGTCTGATCGTTCGGATCGACGGAATATTTCGCCGGAATAAGCACGAGCTTTGAATTTCTGTCCACCGCCGCGTAACAGCACATCAGCGCCGCGCACCACATTATCAGATCGCGGCAGGTCTGTATCTGCCGATCCTCCGCGCACACAGTGATGCCGGAATTGGGAAGTCCGGCAATAGTCTGAGCCGTTATATCGGTGCTTACTCCGCACTCCGCGCATGCCGCCGCGATAAGAACGGCGGGGGTGTCCTCGGTCTGCCTGAGCGTGTCGGACGGCGGGATATCAAACTTCACGCCCTCGTCATAGGCAACTATCGAGAGAATGTTTTTCCGTCTTATCGACAGTACCGGATCTATGAGAAATTTCCCGAGAGGCACATTCTCATACGCGCCGTTCACATAAAGACCGTAATACAGCTCGGTATATGCTCCCGTAAGGTCTATGGATATCGCGTTGTCGATAAAAAAGCCGAACTTCAGGCACGCGAGATTGAAGGTTCCGATACGGTATTTTCCCCTGCACAGCTCGCGGGTCAGCTTCAGCGTGTCCTTTACCAGGACGCTGTCGTCTATCGTTATCACAGTGCCGTCTGAAAGAGTGATGCCGCCCGTTATCCTGTCTGTGCGTACCTTACCGCGCATTGCCGCAAGATATCCGCTGCTCACAGCATACATACCCGCACCCCCTCAATACTCAACGAGACGGCAGCCGATCTCCCACCAGCTGTCCGTTTCGTCGTCGTTCTGCTGCTGATAGAAGTCGGACTTCACACTCTCGGCATACATATCGCACCGCACATACCCGGCTGTTGACGGGTCAAGCAGCGTCACATCGAGCAGCGCTCCCGACAGAGCGGTATTCAGCGAGCCGAGAGAGCTTCCGTCGAGTCTCCATTTCACGTCGCAGGTCTTCACGGAGGTACGCACTCTGCTGCGATGAACAACGCCCGTTTCGTCATACCGTCCGCTGTCCGTACCCGTTATGTCTCTCGACGTGACCGAGTAATATGACGGGGTCGGCAGCTCGGTATTGTTTATCTTTATAAAATACATAATTTCCTTTCCCCCTCGTCAATCCTCTATCCCGTTGGTTATCTTGTTTCTTCTTACGAAATAGCGGCTGACGGATTCTCCGACCTTATCACCGTCAAGCTCTATCGTGGTGGTGATATTTACCGGCTGTACCTCCGGAACATTGCCTGCGGAAGAAACTGCGGCAGCCGACACGCCGTCAAGCTCCGGGAGCACTGCCGTACCCGACCGTATGCTCTGCGTATTTTCAAAATACGCGGCAAAGCCCGCAGCCGACGGGGTCTCCGGAGCCGAGGATCTGTCGGAGGTAATACCCGTTCTTCCGAAACCCTCGGCGATCTGCGCGGGCGATACCGTATCGGGGGACGGCGCTTTGTTTTCGCCCGAAATACGCAGCTCCAGAAGTCCGGAGAAAGCCTCCGTCAGCTCGCCGCCCGCCTCTGCCGCACGCGCCTTGAAACTGTCCATAGCCGTGTTCGCGTCGGCTATCGCTTTCTTGAAATTCTCCGCGTCGGCGGTTATTTTTATATTCAATTCTTCAACTGTCATTTTCTGTTCTCCCTGTCCGCAAAACGCCTGTTAAGCTGCTCCGCAAAGTGCATAAACGAAGCTTTGCCGCCGTCGGGAGCGGATGGCGGCCTCCTTCCGAACGCTGCGTTTACCGTTCCCGGGTATTTCGACGGCGCGTTCACCGCCGTAAGCACCAGAGCGCCGATATTGTATGCCAGCAGCTCGTTCTCCCTTGCTCGTTCCGCATCGCGTTTTCTGCCCGCGGCAATTGTTTCTTCAAGCTCTGTGGCAGTCATATCCCATGTCGCGCGGATATCACCGACATATACGGCGGCACTCTCCCGCAGGCAGGCTATCAGGTCTGCCGCACAGGAGAAGCCTGCCCGAAAAAACCCGATATCTCAAGCGCCTCCGCTATCTCCTTGCTGAGTGCCGCAAGACTCCCCCCTTCCGCGATATAATCGTCGATCACATCAAAGGTGTCCTGCTTCGTAAATTCGGGTTTAAGTCCCTCGATAAGCGCGTACAGGAGCTCGGCTATGATCTTCACTTCATCTGTGCGCTCTATCGCCTTGTACACCGACATTCCGAGCCGTTCCTCCAGTCGTGCCGCCGACAGCGCCGTAAGACGCAGAAGAAAGATTTTTCCGCCTGCTTCAAGCTCCCTGTACGGCAGTTTATATCCGTTGCTGCTCATTGTGTGCCTCCTTAAAAGGATCAGCCCCCGATTGTAAACTGTCGGAGGCTGATTTTTGTTATTGCTGTACCGAATCCCCGCTGTAAACGAGCGCGGTATTGGGTATAGATATGATGCTGAATTCCATTACCCCGTCGGCGTCCATTTTCTTCACCTTCGTAGAAACCTGTCCCGTCCATGTGAAATATGTTCCGTCGGGAAATTCCACCTTCTGCTGCACCGAAGCGCCGGAAAGCTCGACTGTCCTCGCCGCGCGGAACGCAGCCGCTGTCTGAGCCGCCGAAACGTTCGGATTCGGGTCGGCGCTGTTGTAATAAAAATCGAATGTCAGATCATCGTATTTGTAAAGTCCCGCAATATAGCGGTGAGCCGTGTCGAGAAGGTTTGTTACCTCCCTTTTCTCACGCGCGCCGCCAAGCTCGGGAGTGGACTTGAGTCCGTAAAGGTTCTGCCCGTTGAGATAGTAGGCAGTTCCCGAAGAAAGCAGTTCCATATAATTTCCTCCGTATATTTTTACAGTGAAACCGTGCGCCAAGTCAGCTCATCGATACCGAAGCGGTATCTCATGCACATACGCGGGAAGCGCTCATCGGTTATAAGCTGTGAGAAGCTGCGTTTCAGTCCCTTCGCGGCAAGCACCGCGTTCACCTGCCCCGCAAGCTCCGGGCATTCCTCCGGTGTACGGGCGAACACGTCAAGCTGTAATGTTATAACGCTGTACCTGTCCTCCCCGCCGAGTATGACCGACGAAACGTTCCCCGTTTCGGATATCGTTATGCGGGGAAGTTCTTCGGCACAGCCGGGAAAGGACAGCTCCACATCCGCGATATCACCGAGCAGAGCCGCAACAGCGGGTTTGACATCAATCATATCATTTTCCTCCCAGATATATCGTGAATACCGTCGGTGCCATTCCTGCCGCTTTTTCTGCACCGCTGCCGAGAAAATGACGCGGCTTTCTTTTCCCGTAACCGAGCTCGACGGCACGCGCGTAAGAAACGTCGGTGCCGATAACGACGGATACGGTTCCCCTTGCGCGGTCATACGGTTCAAGCTTCGTGATGCTGTGCTTCAGCCTTCCCGTGCGGACGGGACATACAGACCTTGCTTCCTCATACGCAATCCTGCCAAGCTCCTTCACGGCGGCATTTATCTCCGCGGTATAATCCTTCATAAGCGTTCCGTCCTCACCGTCATAAATTCCGTGGATACTCCGGTCTCGATAACGCGGCTGTCGGGGTCATCGCTGTATATTCCCGCGAGGTCTCCGCATTTCACTCCCGCGTCCCTGCGCAGGACGAGCGTTGCACCGGCACTTGTTCTTCTTCCGTCACGCTCGTCCGACAGCACGGACTTTTCGGGGAAGACCTCCGCATAAACATATCCCACGGGCGTGGGAACGGTATGCTTCCCCACATAGCCGCTGTCCTCCTCTGTCGGAGCGAAAATGTTAATTCTGCGGAGTCTGCGCTGTGTTCTCTGCATTGAGCGTTCCCACCTTTCTCGGGTAATTTTTCAGTCTGCGCATCATATCGTCGGTGACAAGCTCCGAGAACGACACCGAAATGCCGTTCTCATCACGCTTTTCCTCCCCTTCATTGCCGAGCCTGTTGTACATTGTTATCGCGAGCTGTACCACCATATCGTTCAGCCGCTCGGGCAGTGTATCCCTGCCAAGACAGTCAAGCAGTATATTCTCGGCTTTGCCGAGGAGGATCTCAAGCTTTATGTCGGAGCTGTCATCGTCGGGAGGCAGGAGTATCCGCATTATGTCAATGTTTCTCATTTATATTTCCTCCCCCGCCGCCGTCAATTATTCAGCGCCGTTGTTATCGTCGTTGTCGTCCTCGGGCTCTACTCCGTCGTAGCATACCGCGACAGCCTTCTTTTTCTTGTCAAACACGAAAATATCATGATACAGAAGACCCTCAACGAGTGTTCCGGCGATACCGGGAGGGTCACGGTGTATCTTGTAATCCTGAAGCTTCACGGGAGCCGGAGCGCACATCGGATGAGTGATGATGAACGCTGTGTTCTCGGGAAGTCTGCGCTTCGGAACAGCGATTATCGCAACGCCGTCGCAGTCGCCTACCATACCCTTGAACACAATTCTGTCCTGCGCAAGCTCGGTTGCCTTTGTGAAGCCGGTGTCCTTCTTGAGAAGCTCAATGAAATCGTTGGAGCAGAATGCCACACGTCCCTCGATCGGAAATTCCTCGTCGGTTATCGCTGTATTCGCCGCCACGAAGGTATCGTAAGCGTTCTCGGAGGTAAGCTCCTCCCATATCACCGTACCGGCTTTTGCGGCAAGCACCGAAAAGCGGTATGTGTCGATAGCGGGAATTATCACCTGCTCTATCTGACGCTGGAGAGCCTTGCCCGCGTCACGGACGCCCTCGGGGGAATCCGCCTCGTAGGTCTTGTCGATAGTGAAGGTAAAGGACTTCTGCTGAGTCATTTCAAGCTCCTGCACAGTGTCCTCAAGCTCCACCGGCTCACCGTAGCGAGCCATACCCGCGGTGGGATCGTAGTCGTTAAGAGGAGCTGTGTCGAGAGAATACACCTTTACAGTGCGGGCATTGCCGAACTCAACGTCATTGTTTACGCCTGCTGTGGAAAGAAGACCGCGTCTTATTACTTCGTCCACCTGATTTGAATACTTTGTCGCAAGATTAATTGCCATGATAATTTCTCCTTTTCGTTAATTGCTGCTGTACAGACCAAGTCCGTCCAGAAAAGCGTCGTTGCTTCCGCCCGACGCAAGCTTCGGCGTTCTGCCGCGCAGTCTCTGCGCAACAGCCGCCGTCAGTGCTTCCTCGAAAGCCCTGCCTACTCTGACAAGACTTTCTGCGCACTCTTCCCTGTCCGAGTAATTCAGACATTCCGCGAGCTGCTTTGGCAGTCCCGCCGCATCCAGCTTATCGATCGCGTCCGCCATAAGCTCACGCCTTGCAACTGCGGCTTCACGCTCGGCAAGGGACTTTTCGAGCTGACCGCGCAGATATTCGGATTTCTTTTCCTCGCTCATAGCCGCCAGCTTTTCGGTTTCCGCAAGCTTCGCCGCGTATTTCCCGCGTTCACTTTCGACAGCCGCGTCAAGGTCCGACTGGGTGTAGAGCTTCTCACTTTCAGCTGCCTGCTCGTTCTCCCCGGTTGTTGTTTCTTTCTCATCCGGCATTTCTTTCACCTCCCTTCGCAACAAAAAAGCGCTCCCCGTATCAGATACGGAAAACGCTTCTTAAATATAAAGGAAAGTCCACTTCACCCGACTTTCCACGATATCATTTTATCATGTCATTTAGTGACAAACAATGACATAATCCGAATTTTTCAAAAAAATAAAAAATTTTCAAAAAACACTTGATTTTTTTATAAAAGTGTGATATAATATCATTCATAGTGTATTGATATGCGGATGTGGCGGAATTGGCAGACGCGCTGGCTTCAGGTGCCAGTGGCAGCAATGCCGTGTGGGTTCAAGTCCCGTCATCCGCACCAGATGACCGCTCGTATGGGCGGTCATAAATATCGAGGTGTGGCTCAGTTTGGTAGAGCGCTGCGTTCGGGACGCAGAGGCCGTGGGTTCAAGTCCCGTCACCTCGACCA